CGAATCCATGTCTCCTTCATTTCCTGAGGTAACATAACCGTTTGTACCATCTAGAATATTACCTGAGTCTTCGTTAGTGACAGTTACTTCCGTATTAGTAATAGTAGTTACAGTGGTTGTAACAATTTCTGTACCAAGGTCTTCTTCAGTAATGTCAATTTGTGTATCTTCCGTGGTGGTTACACCAGGAGTACAAAGTCCTTCAGTATCAGGTAGGCAGTCTGCTCTAGAATAAGAGGAGGCCAGTAGTAATAATAAACATAATTTTATAAAGAGCAATTTGGCTAGCATCACTAAACTCCTTTGTTTCTTGTTGTCTTACTTGTATATAATCTTCTCTATATTGAGAACCCTCTGGAATTTTTTCTGGATTCTCTTCCCAATAAGCTGCAGCTTCGGCTCCAATAAGTCCATTTACAGGACAGGGGGTCCCTGCATTTGCCATTGAATCATGAACTCTTGGATCTTGACAAAGCAAACTCACTGCCGCCACCTTCATGCCGTAGGAATATAATGCACGACTTGTGCGAACACGCTCACAAAATTCGTCTGTGATGACGTAACCTGTAGCGACGCCTAAAATATTATTTTGCACACTTCCGCCAATTCCAATTTTGCAAATATCAGAATTTGAGTTAAGGACAGTTGGTGCATTAGCCGTTGCAGGCGAGTTGTTTAAAACCGTTGAAGACACAGTATTTGTGTTTGCTCTTGTGTCTGTAACAATAGCTACAGTTGTGAATAAAAGTAATATGATTGCAAGTTGTTTCATTATTCTACCTTACCCATAGATCTAATAAATTCTACACCCTCTATGGTTTCTATTTGTGCTTCTACTCTAGCACAAGATATTTGTATTGTGTCTGCCATATTCCTTTTCATTATTCTCTTCTTTTCAAGGCAATCTTTAATACCATCTGTTACAGTGTGTTCAATCATAGTGCCTTGTGAAAACAATAATAATGCTATAATTACTTTAGTTATCATATCCGTTTGCTCTTACTTTATCTTTTAATTCTTCTATATCCTCTAATGCTTTTTCCATATCAGTTTGTAATCTCATTATATTAACTTTGTTGTGTGCCATATTTTCTAAATCTTCTGACATACCTTCTACTTGTTCTGATACAAATTCTAATAGCATAAACTGTTCTTGATCTATCGGAGTTTGGTCTGCATTTTTAACTAGATCAGCTTCAAATAAAGTAGCTCTAGTTTCTATATTATTAAGTCTTTCAATGACACCAAAATATGCCCATACTGCTGTTGCAGTAACAGCTAACAAACCTAGTAAATTTTTTAAAGGTAACCCTATTTCAGTTTTTTCAGATAAACTTGGCATTTAACACTTCCATCTTTTTCTAGCTTGCCTTAATCTTGAGTTAGGGTCTTTAGCAGCTTTGGGAAATTTTTTCATTTGACCTGCACTTCTTGCACAGAAAGATTTTCTTCTTTTAGCAGATTTACTACCGGGTTTAACTTTACCTGTAACTGCTGTTTTTAATTTAGAACCAGGATTTTCAGATCTATATCTAGCGACACCGGCCTTTGTCATGCCTGCTCCGCTTTTGGTAGAACGAAAGTATTTTTTAGTTTTAGGTGGTTGGTTGTCTGGCTTTCTCACGCTAGACCGCCCATCGACATGTTTTTTCTTTTAGGTGCAAAAGTTGCAGCTCTTGTTGGTTTTGGTCCTGTATTTGATTTAGCTTGTTTCCTCCTAACTGCTCCTGCTTTTTGACCTTTAGACATACCTCTAGCTTTAGCTATAGGAACACATTTAGGATAGTTTTTTCTTTTCTCTCCACCGCTTCGACCACATTTAGGATAAGACCCATCGGATTTTTTATTGGCTATGTCTACCCAATTTTCTTTTACCCAAGATCTTAATCCTTTTTCAGCCATTAATACTTTTTAGTTTTTTTTCTTTTCTTTTTTAAAACAGCACCACAACCTTTAGCAATACCGCCTTGACCATAACTAGAAACCATTTTTCTGCTTTGTGATAATTCATTACCGGACATCATACCGCCATCCATTTTCTTTTTTCTGCCACCAGGTTTTATTTTTCCTGAGCAGACACCACTAGCATACATGTTTGCATATGCGCTAGGGTAAACATCAAATTTACGCTTCGCTGCTGCTTTACCTTTTGCACATAATTTAGCCACTATTTTACTTTGCCACCTTTTTTCATAAAGCCCATTTTATTTCTAACAGGTTTAGGTAATTTTTTTAGTCCCTTATTCTTTGGTGGAATTGGTTTTAAATTTTTTTTTGTCATCGTCCTTGTCCCCTATATGGTTTAAAGCTACGTCGCTTATGTTTGTTCATGGTAGAAGTACTTATTCTACCATTGCCTATTGTAGTCTTTTTAACTACATGATCAATAGTGCTATTCACTTTTTGTTTCTTCATGAGTGCATCCTACACAACCACACCAAATACAAGAAGTATCACAATGGCAGGCACATTGACATTTTATACAGATTTTCATTTATCTGAATTTGTCTTTTTTAATTTATCGAAGCTGCGTATGCCGGCCATTCCTAATAAGGAAAGCACAAGAGGCATTAAAACCGCCATGTCCAAGGCAGGTAAGGGGTCATGTTCTACACTGAAAGCTGCCAGTATAAACATAATAAACTGTTTTAATACGTACTCCCACATTATCGCTAGCGCACAGGACATCCCGATAAGGGGGCGCCACGACCGCTGCATCATACCACCAAAACCAGTGGCAGTAGACTTAGCATCCGCTAAGTTGATGTCCATTTGTTTGGAATTTATTTCGTTTTCTAATTCTTTGAGTTTATTTCTTGCGTTTAACTTTTCCTCTTCTGAGGTGTGGACACTGTCGATAACTTTACCGACAGTGTCTACTAAAGATCCGCCTAATAATTTAGATAACATTAACCTATTAAGAAATTATATGCTAAGAGTGCCGCAACAATGGCTATCATCCATTTTGCGTGAGTGTTTAGCTTGTCCCACAAGCCAAATGTCCAATCCCATATTTTTTTCATATTACCTCCTTTGCTAGTACCACTTGGCACTACGCTTTTTCTCAGGAAGTACGCGTTTTTGTCCGCCTACCTTTTCTGTCTGAGTTTCGTTAGGCTTTGTCATTTCAATTTCGACTCCGCCTTTTTTATAACCCTCTTTATCAACAAACATTTGATGATCGATAGGTCTTTTGCTCATACTCTTCATGGTCTGTAGCTCCTTTGCTGTGATTTTATCCTTTTTTAGGATTTATTTCCAGTCATAACCTTCATTTTTGAGATTCCTGACTTGGCTAGAGATACACCGGCCCTTAATGACTGATGTTCGTCGGTTTGTTCCATTTTTTCATCAAATTTAACTTGATCTTGGACTAATTTTGCACGTTCTATCTCTAATTTCTGCTCTCCTTCGTCCTTTTTACGTTCATTTTCCATCGCACGAAGGTCTACTTCTCTGCCTTTTAACTTAATTAGTGGATCAACGTCTTCTGAAGAGTTAATTTTGCGTTCTTCTTCCATAAAGTCTTTTGTCATCTCTGCAATAAGCTTAGATTTCCTTGATTCAATGGTAATTTGTAGTTGTTCCATCATAGGATTAGGTTGAGCAGGAACACCGGTAGCAGCTTGTTGTTGCATTTGTGCCTGCATTTGTTGTAGTTGTAATATTTCGTTTTTAAACTCTAATTGAATTTGTTCTTGTGCCATTAAAGAAATATGTTCTAGAATATTTTTTTGTACCACAGACATAATCGTTGGATTATTTCTCACCATACTGGTTCCCATAAAATTTAAATGAGCATCAATGTGAGCTTTATGGTCTTGTTTAGGAAAAGCTTGAAAAGTTTTACCTGCCATTGACTGTATGTGTTCCATACTAGGGTCCATAGGTTGAGGTGGTTGAGGAGGAGGTAAAATTGAATCAACGTTTTTGACTCCTATTGCTTCATACATACTACGATAGGCTTGATAAAGATTATGTATTTTAGGATTTGTTTGAGCTAATTGTAATTGTGTTTGAGCTAAACTAATACGTTGTGTTTGTGAAAATATATTAGGATCTGCTATAGGAAGAATATCAACTTTATCATCAAAGTCTGTTTGCTTAATCATTCTTTGACCACCTACCACATCGTAGGGATATTCTGGTGGTAGATAGAGTGAGAAAATTCTTACTAGTTGTTTGAACTCACCTTTTAGAGAATTATATAATCTTTTGTGTATGGCTGACATCACGCGAGAACCACGTTCTAATAGTGCAACAGTAGTACCAACAGCGGCACCTTGATTACCATCACCGACTTGTGTATCTGCAATAGAAGCAAATCTTTGTCCCGCCTGCACCACTATGCCCATGAGCTGCAATAATGTTGCAGACGGCTCTTTAAAAGGAAGAGGCATAAATGATTCACGGAGATTACCACCGGGAGCATCAACATCTCTAAACTCACCGGGTTGTATACCTTGTGCTTCATCTCGTACTCTGATGCCTCTCGTTTTAAAACCCGAGGGTAGATTAGAAAGAGTCCCTGCATCTAAAAGCTGTCGTAGGGCTGTTGTTGCAGTTCTTGATAATCCACCAATCATGTGAATTAAACCAAAGCCATAGAAACCTAGACCTGGTAAAAACTTAAAGTGTGTAAAGTAATTAATTCTTTTTTTCTTAGGGTCTTGTGCTTCGTAGTTTCTTCTAATAGATAAAACTTCTCTACTACCCTCTTCAATAGTTACAATGTAAGGTAGTTTTATTTCTGTAGCTTCATCTGTTTCAGGGTTTATATCTTCAAAACCTTCTAGGTCTAAATTTACATGACACTCTAAAAGTGTGTACATGTCTGGAGCTTTTTCTGATTTACGAATACCTTCGAGCTCTCGTTCTTTAGCAGCAATAGAATCATCTTCACTAGATGCTTCTGATACTTCTATGTCACGATAGAAACCTCCGACTTGTTGTTTACGTAAATCGTTTTCAGAAATATTTATTTTATGAAGAATGCTATCAGCGTCTTCTAAACTAGTTGCAGAATAGGGTACTAACAAATCATCTGCGGGTACAAACTTTGAGACGGCTCGACCTAATAATTCATCGTAGTACACTTTTTTAAATGTCGAGCCTGAGAGAGGAAGATAGAAAAGCATTTGGTCAAACTCTGGTTCATACTCTTTCATCTCTGACATGAGTTGATAGTTCATGAACTCTTTGACACGTTCGCTTTGTTGTTCTTTTGCAGAGCTAGGTGCTCCGATAATTTGTGTTCTAACAGGACCGTCGGCCGGTAGTAATTCTTTGTAAGCTAGTGATTGAAATTGTGTGACTGCTTCTGCAAGGACAGGGTGTGTTGCACCGCTTGATCCTTGAAAGGGTTCACTTCGTTCTGTGTATTTAAAACCTAGTAAATCTAATCCTTGTGTATAGGTTTGCTCCCAATCTTTTCTGG